ACAAGCTGGCCGAAGTTATGACTGCTTTAGGCATGACCGATGAGGAAATGGCTAAAAAACTTGGCATATCTCGGTCAACCTTCAGCGCATGGAAAGTCGAATATCCGATTTTTGCCAAAATACTTAAAGAGGGTAAAGAGAAATTCGACACCGATGTTGTCGAAAAGACTCTGTTAAAACGTGCTACTGGTTATGAATACGAAGAGCGCGAATATAAGGGACAGCGCAAATTGGTTAAGCGAGTAGTGAAACAGCTTGCCCCTGATGTTACGGCATTGATATTCTGGTTAAAAAATCGCAATCCTCTTAGGTGGAAAGATAAACAGTCTGTGGAAGTATCGGGAGAGACTACTGTAAGTCAGCGTATCAGCGGAAATGATTTGCCGCTTGCGCTACGTAGTCAAATATTGGACATAATGGAAGAAAGACGAAAGAACAAGGACGTTCAGAATGACTCAAACCCTAACAGCCCCACAAGCCAGTCTTGACGATTGTGTGTATGATGAAATAGACCTCTGCGCAAGTGTTACGCGAGAATCTTTTTATGAATTTGTGAAACGATTCTGGAATACGTGCATTGCAGAGCCGCTTGTTGACAACTGGCATATCAAATATCTTTGCGATGAACTTCAAACTGTGGCAGAGAGAGTTTTTCAGGGGTTGCCCAAACTGTATGACCTGATCATCAACGTCCCGCCCGGCACGAGCAAATCGACAATATGCAGTGTCATGTTTCTGCCGTGGATATGGACGCGCATGCCGCAAGCCAGATTGATAGGTGCTTCCTATGCCGACAATCTGCAATGCGATCTGTCACGCGCATGTCGGTCGGTAATCAAATCCGAAAAGTATCAACTATGCTTCCCGGACATCATGCTCTCTGACGATCAAGATGCCAAATCATATTTTATGAACATCTTCGGCGGCCGTAGAAAGGGAATCGGCGTGGGCGGCATTGCCGGTTTCCACGCACACTTCATCATGGTTGACGACCCGCTGGACCCGCGAAAAGCAATCTCCGAGGCTGGCGTGGCCGGTGCGAACTGGTGGATGAATAACTCACTGTCCATGCGTAAAATCAACAAAGATGTGACGGCCACAATCTTAATCATGCAGCGACTATGCCAGGGAGATTGCACCGACAACATGATCGAGCATTCGGTCAAGGGCAAAATCAAACATATATGCTTGCCCGGCGAACTTACGGATAAGGTCAACCCGCCCGAACTGAAACAGCATTATCAAAATGGCTTGCTCGATCCGAAACGTCTGACACCGAGCTTTTTGGAAGAGGCAAAAGCAAAGGGCAATTTCCTCTACGCTGCCCAGATACTTCAAGACCCCAAACCGCTCGGCGGCGGCATGTTCAAAACTGATCGTATCAAAATCTCTGATGATGTTCCCACCAAGTGGGCAGGCCGTGCCAGATATTGGGATAACGCCAGCACTGCTGATGGTGGCGCTTACACCGTGGGCTTGCTGATGGGCAAGGACTTGCAGGGCAGATTTTGGATTCTCGATGTTGTACGTGGTCAGTGGGATAGTGCCGACCGAGAGAAAAGGAAAAAGCAGATTGCCGAAGCTGATGGCAAGATTATTCAAATCGGACTCGAACAGGAGCCGGGATCGGGCGGCAAGGAAAGTGCTCAAAACAGCGTGCGAATGTTGGCCGGATGGATAGTCCGGGTGGAAAGGCCCACAGGCGATAAAGTTCAACGTGCTGATCCATACTCGGTTCAAGTCAATAATGGCAACGTGTATCTGAAACGTGCGGGATGGAACACGGATTATCTGGGCGAGCTTAGTTTCTTTCCGCACAGCACATACAAGGATCAGGTGGACGCTTCGAGTGGGGCATTCACGTTATTGACTAAACCAAAGAAAAAGGTGGGCGGATTATGGTGAGAAAATTGCTTTGCTGGTTCGGTCTGCATACGCGCGAATACACTGGTGTGGTTCAAGCGTTCATTGAATGGTCATGCCCTCATTGCGGCAAGCGAAAGTACAGAATACCTCGGCAGTGTGTGAATTGCCGGAACAGATATATGCCGGAGTACGACATAGTTTATTGGTGCAAGGTCAACCCGATTTATCCCTGCACAGAAAAGAACAAAAGAAACAACTGTAATCAATTAGAAAGGATTTAACATGGTGAACGGAGCAAAGAACCCACACGAGGTTCAAAATCAGCAATCAGCAGGAACACGCGACCCTAATACGATACTCGCGCTGAATTCCTACCTTATGCGCAGGGAGATTCTTGCGAAAGTTCTTGATGACAAAAAGGATATTGATTCAGAATGTGGCTATCCTGCCGAAATCGAAATACCTCAATACAAAAAAATGTATGACCGCGAAGGCGTTGGAACGCGAGTCACCAAAGTTTTGCCAGAGGAATCATGGTCGGATTCGCCGGAAGTTTATGAGACAGAGGAAGCAGAGAAAACCGAATTTGAAAAAGCTTTTGAAGCTCTGCAAAAAGAACGCAATGTATTTCACTACCTCCAAAGAGTTGATGTGCTTTCGGGCATAGGTCGATTTGGTATTCTGCTACTCGGAATTAACGATGGTAAGCAGTTGAATGAAGCCGTCGAAGGCATTGACCCCAAAACTGGCAATAAAACGGGCACGAAGCAGTATAAACTGCTTTATCTCATGACCTACGATGAATCGGTCGTAACGGTTAAGACTGTTGAAACCGACGTTAGAAGCCCGCGATACGGCCTGCCCACAACGTACTCTGTCGTCATCCAGGACTATGGCGGTACCGGCGAAATGCAGACAAAGGAAGTGCACTGGACGCGCATAATTCATATTGCTGATAGCCGTGAAATGAGTGAGACCTATGGCACGCCACGAATGAAGCCTGTTTGGAATCGTCTGCTTGATATCCGCAAAATCCTTGGTGGCTCTGGCGAAATGTTCTGGAAAGGCGGCTTCCCCGGCTATAGTTTTGAAACGCAGCCAGATTCAGGCGACTCACAGATTGATCTCGAAGCCACCAAAAAGCAGGTCGAAGAATACACCAACGGCCTGCAAAGATATATGGCCACAAACGGCATGACGATTAAGGCTCTGAATCCACAGGTGGTCGACCCGACAGCGCATATTGATTCTCAGCTACGAGTGATTGGCTTAACGTTGGGCATTCCGTATCGCATTCTAATCGGTAGCGAAAAGGCAGAACTCGCAAGTTTACAGGACACAAAAACATGGAACAAGCGAATTAAAAATCGACGCGAAAAATATGTGACACCCATGATTATACGGCCGTTCGTAGATCGGATGATTATTTTCGGCGTGCTTCCAGAGGTTGCCGAATATCAGGTGCACTGGCCTGACCTTGATACGCCATCGGACAAGGAAAAGGCCGAAGTATCACTGACCAAGACCGATGCCGCCGCCCATTATGTTCAGGGCAGTGTTGATCAGCTTATCCCGCCGAAGGAATTCTTTATGACGTTCCTGGGCATGTCCTCGGATGAAGCCGATGCGATCATCACGGCAGCCGGGATATATAACACCGATATCAACCCGCCGAAGGAGCCAGTAGCACCGGTAGCACCAGTTGAACCCGGTAGTCCGGTACCGCCAAAGGGTGGCTCAAGTCAAAGTACAAAGGCATAAGCAATGGACATAGGTGCATTCGATATAGGAACGGTGGTCTTAGCAACCCAGAACTATGACAGGCCAGACCCGGCGAACAGATTTGATAACAGTGTCGAGTTTGGTTCTGTCAATCTGGATATATTGAGGGCTGGACCACCCTCCCCCGAAAATAGAGAGGTAACAAAATAATGGCCAACCATTTGAAACTCGATCCGACGCGCACAACCATGCTTCGCCGCACATTCATGGCCGATATGAGAAGGCGTTTCGGAAAAGTCAGCGCGGCAATGCAGGCACTACTTGTTGATGATGACGCATTGGGTAGCTTAACCCCGCCGCAACATTTAACACTCATGGCCGAAAAGCAGGTGTGGCGATTTAAGACCGACGCACAGAAGCTTATCGCTTTTCGGGAATGGTTGCAGCAGCAGATTGATCAGAATATCCTCTCTGTTGCCGGCGGCATTGCGGGCAAGCCGTGGACATCGCAGTATATTGAATCAGCATACAAAAAGGGAATGGTCAACGCCTATGTTGCAACCCGCAGCGAAAATATATTCCAAAAAGCTGATTTTCAAAAAGGCGGCCAGGCAGAATTTCTCCGTGGCTCGTTTGCTCAGCCCGAATCTTTGAGCAAGATTGAATTGCTCTACACGCGGAACTTTTCAGAACTGGTCGGCATCACTGATTACATGAGTCAGCAGATGTCCCGGATTATGGCGAATGGCTTGGCCGGCGGGCAAGGTCCGCTTGAAATCGCAAGAGACTTGCGGGGTTCACTCGATAGCCTCACCAAAACCAGAGCGGAAACATTAGCGCGGAGCGAGATAATCGCTGCTCATGCCGAAGGTCAGCTTGACGCATTCGAAGCGTTGGGCGTTGAGGAAGTTGGTGTCGAAGCTGAAATCTCGACCGCTGGCGACGATCATGTATGCGATGAATGTGCCGCGCTCGAGGGCGTCGTGCTGACCATCGAAGAAGCACGTGGGCTTATTCCTCGCCACCCGAATTGCATTTTAGGAGACTCAATTGTTGATGCTCCTGATGTTGTAGCTGCAATGTCAGGCAACTACTCCGGGCAAGTAATCAAGATTGCTACTGCCAAAGGTCGCGTCATCACCGTTACCGAAAATCACATATTGCTCACGCAGTTTGGTTTTGTTCCGGCGAAGTTTCTTTATCAGGGATTGCACCTTGTCGATGCACCCGTCCCCGATAATCAAATCATCAATGGCCCAGATAATAACGGAAATAAACTTTGCATCGCGGATGTATTTACATCTTTGCGAGAAAGTACATCTATGTTTTCCATGAGTATGCCACTTTCCCCCGAAAATCTCCACGGTGATGGGCGTTCCTTCGATTCTGAAATCTGTGTTGTAAGGCCCGATAGCAAATTGCGGGATCAATTTAATCCCACGATTAGAAGCCAGTCGATAGAAGATCAACTCCCAATCTTTCAGCTTGGATATTTCAAAAGTTCTTTGGCGCGATGCAGCTCGTTCGCAGAGTTCTTCAAAAGTATAGCGTTTGCCGCGGACAGCAGCATGGGCCTTTGCCGTGATGGCTTGGCGATCCTTTTGGGTGGCATTCTGAAAACGAATAATGTTAGCCTCGCTTCCAGTACGTGGCTCAATGCCATTCTCACGCAAGCGACCGCAAACGGCGTTTCGGGAACAATGGAACTTCTTCGCGATTGCCTGAACGCTCATCCCATTCTTAAACAATTTCAGCGTTTGATCGATTGGGATAGAAATACGTTTTCGAACAGCGGCACTGTTGATTTTGATGCCAGCCTTTTCAAATCTGTTCTTGATAGTGTCGCCTTTAACGCCCATGCTTTTGGCAATATGGGCGATACATTCTCCGGCAAGATGTCTTTTGATCGCGTTGTCAATATCGAGTGTTTTCATGTGGCCAATACTCCTGTGTTTGATTCATTCACTAAATCAACAATATACTCTGTGAATGGGGTGTTGTCAAGTAATTGTCGTTGTTCGTTCAAGCCAGCTCTGAAAGATAGAAAAGAAGCGGGCCAAATAAGAACCAAAGGCGGCATACGGCGTGCCATCACAGAATCAGTCAAGGCCGAAACGCCCGGTGCTGATACGAACAAAGAAGCAGTTGCCCGATCTACGTGGGCGGGCAAAGAACTATTGAACTAAGACTTTGGAAAGGATCATTGAACAGTGGACGAAAAATTGAAATATGAAACGGCATGGAATAGTGGCGATGAACGCAATTCACGAACGGCACTCCCTTTTGCTCAGTCCATAGAAGCGCAGTATGCAGGGTATAAGGGTTTGATGCTTGACCTCGGCTGTGGCAACGGCTTGGTGGTTTCCTATCTGAGAAGCAAAGGATTCAATGTCATCGGAGCGGACATTACCTTGGCGGGCTTGGGAGCGGAGTATAAAGATTATCACAACGGCCCGCTTCCTCTTGAGCGGGCTTCGCGTGATTATTTCATCGAGGCTCCGCTATGGAACCTGCCATTCCCGAACAGCGCTTTTGACCTCACGTTTTCCTGCGATGTGTTGGAGCACATTCCCCCTGATCGTGTCGATGATGTTCTCAAAGAGATAATCAGGGTCACGAAGGCGGAGACGCATCACATCATAGCGACCTTTGCCGACAGAGATTTCCACCCGACCGTCCAACCCATAAGCTGGTGGTCTGACCGGTTCGAAAAAGCAATCGGGGTCAATGGAACTCTCTGCTTCCTTCGGAGCCGCAAGGAATTCCTGGCCGGAATTGGGTACACAGAAAACTTGGGATTATAACTTTAGAAAGAGAAAAAGCATGAACAATGATTTAATAATTTTATTACTGCTTTTAATTACGATATGGTGCGGATCCGGAGGTGGCGATACGCGACACGCGGGACACCGAGTAGCCCAAAACCAAAAGGCGTTATTCCGCCCTCTCA